TTACTTGGATTGCATTTGGCGTATACGTGGCTGTCAAAGCTGCTGGCCTGACGATTGCTTTTCAGACCAATGCTAACTGGGCAGAAGTCCTAACCAAGAGCTATGACGAGGATGACTTCGCTATGCTGAACATGATGATCAGTTTTTGGTTTGTCGGAAGAAGCATAGAAAAATATCAAAAGACATGAATGAGGCTAAGAAGCTCTGCAAGGATGTACTGATTAAGCCCTTTGAAGGGCTGGCAAAGCGTTTGCCTGATGGCCGTGTAACAGCCTATCCCGACCCCGGTACGCGTGGTCATCCTTGGACTATAGGCTGGGGTGCTACAGGCCCCGAGATCAATCCTGGTACGGTGTGGACCATTGAGCAGTGCGAGGACGCCTTAGACCATCACGTTGAGTATTTTGTACGCGGACTACTTAAGATGTCACCAGGCCTCTCTAAAGCGCTCCCAAGGCGCATGGCAGCGGTTACAAGCTGGGCCTATAACTGTGGCCTTGGCAATTACAGGGTCAGCACCTTCAAGAAGCGTATTGACGCTGATAACTGGGATGGTGCCGCGGATGAATGTCTGAAGTGGAATAAAGCCGCTGGCAGGGTTTTGCCAGGACTAACCCGTAGGAGGGCGGCTGAAGCCGCGTTAATGCGATGAGTTCAGCGACCAAGTCAGATCCGGCCAAGTGGCAGCGCATTGTTGCGTCAGTTAAAGCTTCGGGTAAAGGGGGTTCTCCAGGCCAGTGGAGCGCTCGTAAGGCGCAATTAGCCACTCAGAAGTACAAAGCCTCAGGTGGGGGTTACAAAGGCCCCAAAAAAGCGGATAATTCGCTCTCAAAGTGGACGAAAGAAGACTGGGGAACGAGGTCTGGTAAACCGTCTACGCAAGGCCCTAAAGCAACGGGTGAGCGCTATTTGCCAAAGGCTGCACGCGAGAAGCTAAGTGCTTCGGAATATGCGGCTACCACGCGAGCCAAGCGTGAAGGTATGAGACAAGGTAAACAGTTCGTACCCCAGCCAAAGTCGATCCGAGAAAAGGTGTGGTGACATGACAGCCGCCTATGTAATGACTTACGACAACCTGGTTACTGACATTGCACAGTACCTGGAGCGCACTGACACCGCTACGCTTGACAAAATTCCTACCTTCATCGGTCTCACCGAGCAAAAACTAGCAGCACGCTTAAAGATCCTTGGCATCCTGACAGTCAACACAAGCACCATGACTCAGGGTGCTAATGTGCTTGACAAGCCAGCACGCTGGCATAAAACGGTGTCCATGAACATTACGGTGGCTGGTAGGCGCTCTCCGATCTTCTTGAGGACCATGGAATACTTGCGTGAGTATTGGCCTGATCCAGCACAAGAAGATGTGCCCAAATATTACGCCGATTACGATTACACGCATTGGTTAATCGCTCCAACGCCTGATGCGGCTTACAACTTCGAGGTGCTCTACTACGAGCGCATTCAACCCTTGGATTCGTCCAATCAAACTAACTGGTTCACGATTTACGCACCGCAAGCCATGCTGTATGGCTCATTGGTTGAGGCTTCGATGTTCTTAAAGAACTACGACAAGGCCAAAGAGTATCGGGATGAACTCAACATGATTCTCGAATCCTTGACAGTCGAGAACAAGCTGCGTGTGGCAGATCGTCAAGCCGTCGTTGTGGATAGTTAATCATGAGCTATAACAGTCCGTTCACGGGTAACGTCATCCAGCCCACGGATGTCTCCTATCGTGCAGTCACGCTCTCAGCCAATACGCAGCTTGAGTGGCCAATCAATGGCAATGCAACGGATGATTATGCTGCCAGGATCATGAACGTGACGGCCACCGCGGGTGGCTTATCACTTTACATGCCACCTGCCAATCAAGCCTCTGTAGGTCAAGATGCGCTAATCCGAAATGTTGGCGCAACCACATTCACGGTTAAAGATTACGAAGGCACTAATACCATCGTAACGATTGCTGCTGGTGAATCTAAATACATTTACATCACGGCCAACCCAACAGCTACTGGTACTTGGAGCAATATTGCGTTTGGCACAGGAACGTCATCGGCTGATGCTGGCACCCTTGCAGGATCTCAGCCTACAGGATTGGTTGCTGAGGGTGCGGTGCTTAATCAAGCGCACCCCATTCAATCATTAACCAATAGCTACACTTTTACATCAACAGATCGTGCCTTGACTTATGTATGGACGGGTGGCGCAGGCAGTGTCACGTTGCCATCAGCTAATACTTTAAACAATAACTGGTTCACGCTGATTAAGAACAATGGCACAGGAACGCTGACAGTCAACACAACGGGCGGTCAGTTATTTGATGGTGGAACATCCAAAGCCTTTCAGCCCTCAGAGTCTGCTTTCATTGTTTGCAGTGGCACGAATTTTGTGACCGTAGGCTATGGTGTCTCAACGCAATTTGAGTATGGCGTCTTAACAAAAGACGTATCAGCCGGCGGCACCATTACCCTAACAGCTAGTGAAGCTGCTAATACGATCATGATTTTCACAGGAACACTAGCAAGTTCTGTGACTGTCATCGTGCCACCCGTGGTTAATTTTTACATCGCAAGCAATCAAACAACAGCACTTGGCAACACATTAACTATGAGTACGGGGGCTGTTGGTGCATCAACCGCAACCATTCCTGCTAATGCTCAGGCGTCATTGTTTTGTGATGCCACTAACATCTTAAATGCCAACACAACCCAAGCCGGCGGCACGACCTTCGGTATTGTAGATGGGGATGCTAGCAACCCATCCTTATACTTTAGTTTAGAGACTAATACAGGTATTTTCCGGCCTGGAGGCGGTGGTGCATTTGGCATCTCAATCTTGGGCACTCAACGATTTGATTTGAGTGCAACTGGCTTGACCATCACGGGTGACATTACAGCCACCGCCGATGTTGATGGTGTTAATGCTGCCTTCACAGGAACTGGTAACTTTCAAGGTGGTATCAGTGGGGGCACCTTCTGATGACCAAGCGGGTTTTTGCGCTTGATACCAAGCCTGGCATTCAACGTGACGGCACAGTCTTTGATCGTGAGTTTTACGTTGATGGTCGCTGGGTTAGGTTTCAGCGTGGCAGGCCTCGCAAGATCGGTGGTTATCGGCAAATCACCGATCAGCTTGCAGGCCCTTCTCGGGGCCTTTATTTAATTCCTCAGAACACTTACAACAACATCATCAATGGTTACAGTGATGGTGTTCAATCATTGCCTGTTAACAATAATGGCGTGGGTTCAGGTATTACTGACTTCACCTTTGGCGGTGGCATCTTAACGACCAATGTCTTGGTGGGTGGCAGCAGTTATACCCCAGGCACTTACACGGGCGTGAAGTTAATCTATGTCACATCAGGCACAGGCTCTGGTGCCATGGCTACGGTTACAGTTGGCGCAGGCGGCGATGTCACCGCAGTCACGATTACTGGTGCCGGCACTAATTATCTGAAGTATGACAAGCTCACCGCAAGCAATACTTATTTTGGTGGGGTTGGATCAGGCTTTTCCTTCCAAGTAGCAACGGTTGATAGTTGCTTTACGCCAAGTGATGAAAATCTCTGGCAGTTTGACACCTTCAAAGATGCCTTTGGAAGTGGTCAAAACCTGCTTCTAGCGCATCCATCACAAGACTTAAGCAACATCAGTGCAGAACTTAATACGCCGGTTTTAGCGGCTTCTGCGACGGGCACAAACTTCCGTCCAGTGGGCGTGTTTACTGAAGATGCTACTTCCATCACAAGCGGTTCAACCGCGGTAACTTTGGCTGCTACTAACCTTAATATTGGCGCCGGTCAATTAGTAACAGGACCTGGGATTGCTGCAGGCACACGGGTGGCATCCGTTCAATTAACAGCCCTCGTATTAGATACGGCAGCCACGGCAACACTAACCAATGTGACGCTGACCTTTGATAACGAAGTTTCGGTATCAGGTGGGGTAGTGTCCTTACATCCTTATGTGTTTGTTTATGGCAATGACGGTCTGATCCGCAACTGTGCCTCGGGCAATGTGGATGACTGGACCTCAGCCGAGGCCAATGCAGTGAACGTCGCCACAGGTAAGATCGTTCAAGGCTTGCCAGTTCGAGGTGGCTCTAACTCACCATCGGGCTTATTCTGGTCGCTTGATTCCTTGGTTCGCGTGTCTTTTGCTCCCACGTCGTTAGGGGTAGCTGGCACGGGTAACTTTGCACCGCCAACCTTCTGGCGTTATGACATCATCAGTTCGCAAAGTTCTATCTTGTCAGCGCAATCAGTCATTGAATATGACGGCATTTATTACTGGTGCGGTGTTGATCGGTTCTTGCTCTATAACGGTGTGGTTAAAGAAATTCCTAATCCGTTTAATCAAAACTGGTTCTTTGACAATCTTAATTACAGCCAGCGTCAAAAGGTCTATGCCACTAAAGTTCCCAGATTTGGTGAGATCTGGTGGTTTTACCCTCGGGGTGATTCCGCAGAGTGTAATGACGCAGTGATTTACAACATCCGTGAGAATGTTTGGTATGACTTGGGTACTGCACTGGGTGCTCGAAGGTCTGCTGGCTACTTCTCGCAGGTGTTCAGGTTTCCTGTCAATGCGGGATGGTTTGCCAATTACACGGGCGGTGTGTTGGATACCACCATCACAGATGCTGGGACCGGATACACCAACGGCACTTATTCCTATAAGGCATTAACAGGCGGCTCAGGATCGAATGCTTCAGCCACCATCGTGGTGTCAGGCAATAAGGTGACATCCTTGCAGATCAATAACCGCGGCACTGGTTATGCAGTGGGCGATACCTTATCAGCATCCATCCCTGGCGGTGCTGATTTTGAGTTGACGGTTGTTAGTACCATGACGTTTGTGTCAATCTGGCAGCACGAGGTAGGCACGGATCAAGTTGTGTTTACCAGTGTGGATGCGATTGAAAGCTACTTTGAAACGTCTGATCTTGGTCTGGTTTCTGGTGGTCCGTCACAGCCTTCGCCTGTCGGTGAAAACAAATGGCTAAGGGTTGAGCGTGTGGAGCCTGATTTTGTGCAATCAGAAGACATGGAAATCTATGTGACAGGCCGTCCTTACGCTCAAGAACAAGACAGCACCACAGGTCCTTATATGTTTGCGCCAGGAACAGGCAAGGTAGATATGAAAGAGCAGCGCCGTGAGTTGCGTCTTAAGTTTGTCAGTAACGTGGCAGGCGGCAATTATCAACTCGGTAAGATACTGATCAGTGCCGATGAGGGCGATGTGCGAGGCTACTCCACATGAGTTTGGCAGTCATTTATGATCCTCGGTTCCATACCTTTGACTCATGGGCTGCGCTTATGTGTGAGGCTTATGCCGGCCAACAATTACAGATTCCTGGCCCAGATGTGGAATGGAAGTCATGGGGCACAGGCTTAAAAGCCATCGATGTGTTTTCCAATGAAGCCATTCCTGAGCCTTATGGCTTTGATGACTGGCAGGAGTGGGCACAAGCCGTAGTGGGTGCTATGAATCAAAGGACTAGCTGATGGCCATCGATGCATTTGAAAGGGCAATGCCGCTCATCAATGCTCGATTTCAAGAGTATGGAAGGGCTGCTACACCAGAAGATATTGCCGGCCTAAGAAGCCAGGCTGAGAGTCTTGGACTTGATTTTTCTGATCCGAACTTAGGCTTCACACCTCAATATCAGTCATGGGCAACTGCTGTCGCTAATGCTGCCAAACCCGCCCCAGTTGCGTCGCCATTAAGTTACTTGCAAGTTGGTCAGCAGCTTTTTAACCGAGGACTTGCGCAACCTGAAATCAATTATTTGCAGTCACTCTACGGTCAGGATGTTGATCCTACCGAGATGAGTGCCCTGCAAAAAGCACTAGCCCCCAATGAAGCTATTGGAGGGCTTTATCAGTCCGTCCTTGGACGAGCACCTGATCCGTTTGGTCAGATGTATTGGAGTCAAATATTTGGCTCTGAGATTTCACCTGAAGAAGAGGCTGCATTCAGACAGGCGGCTGCACCAGAGATTGCAGCAAGGCCAACCGGAGGCTTAAGTAACATCACATCAAGTGTTGGCGCATTGCCAACAAGCAGTTTTGATGCGTTTGGTAATCCAAGAAGCGGCACCTGGACGGAAGACCGTTATAACCCCAATGATCCTGCTTCATCACGCTACATAGCAGACCCTAATGCTGGCCAGTATGTGTTTGATCCTGTTACTGGCAAACACACTCTTGTTTCTGGCGCTGGGGCAATTTTAGGCGCAGATCTGACTGATTTGTCTGACGAGAAAGAAGCAGCGACTGGAGTCAAGCCAGGTGTTGATTTTAGAGCGCCTACAACTTTTGCAGAAAATTACTTGATGGGTGTTGACCCAACTTTTAAGCAGAAGTTTTTTAAGCCGGGATCATCAGACCGTTACACAGGAACTTTCGTAAACACTTACCGAGTTGTTAACGGTGAGATGGTTCCGATTGAGGCTACTCCTACTGATATTGCCAAAGGTGATGTCATTTTTTATGTTGGCGGTGCGCCAGGCTCTGATTATGCAGGCGAGAATCGTGTAGGCCAAGCTTATATGATTAAGAACGGGCAACTTACTCCCGTAGGTGAGGCTTCACAATACAAATCGCCAGAAAAAACACCCTTCTTTAAGGAATTTTTGCTTGAGGGCGTGTTGCCCATGTTGCTTGCAGCGGCTGGCCCTGCAGGCTTGTTTGAAGGTCTAGGCGGTGCATTATCAGGCGGGGCTTTAACGGGTGCATCAGCATCTTCCTTGGGCAGTAGTGCGTTCAATTTAGTAACGCAACTTGCGGCAGGAAGAGATCCTATTGATGCATTAAAAAGTACGGCATTAAGCTATGGCGCTGGGCAGCTTGCGAATCAGCTTGGTTCCATGCTGCCTCAAGATCTAGGTTCTGTAGGCAGGCAGGCAATTACACAGCTTGTTACAACAGGCAAGATTAACCCTTTATCACTTGCAACTACAGCAGGCATAGAGTATGCATCGGATGTATTGGCTCAAGAAACCGGCCTTAGTAAAGCAAGTGCAGGTCAGTTAATTCGCAGCGGTATGCAATTTGCGCAGGGCAATACGACTGGCGCATTATCTTCACTCGTATCTTCAGGAGCGCTATCAAATCTTGGCGCTAATCAACTAGACACAACTAGGCCACAAGATGCGGCGGCATTCCAAGACGCTAACGCTTCCCCGCAAGGCGTTGGTGCGCTATCCCCGATTGCTGCTGAGGACGAGCAGATTGCTATACAGCAGCTTGTAACCAAAGCAAACCAGGCCATCGCTGATTATGCTG